CGCATCTTTCTGTGGGTTGATCAATGTTCATAATACATCTACCTTCAAATGCCCAGATTGTATTACATACATCTGGTCTTAAATCGTAGTTTAGTTTCAACATTTCAACGTAGCAACCAAGTTGTTTATCAGTTGAGTAGGGTTCTTTCCAATACATATCTAAATCCTCGATATATAACAAGCCATCTTTTTTTCTCTTCCGCATGAAATAATCACAGCTACTTTTTGTTTTTAAGTCAATCAATCTTATCTGTTTGGTCTTAGTGTCATAGCCAAGTAGATCAAGTTGACCACCAACTGATTTATCAGGTATTGACATCATATGTTCAATAGCCATCGGTTCAAAATGTGTGAACAGTTCATGTTGAAGTAGTGGTTCAACCCATGCACCATATTCATCAGGATCAATTTTGCCGTTGCCCAACATATGTTCAGCTAGACATTCATGGCACTTTTCTCCTCTCGGCTGCCATTGTGATCTCCACATTTCAATATTCTGTCTATCTTCTTCAGTAAGTTCACTACAGACTTGAGTAGTTGAATAAGATAACCATTGCTTAGTTTCAGTATTTACATACTGGTGTCTGTTTTCATCTCTTTTAATTGGAAGAGGTTTTAAAAGTTGGAAGGTTTTCATTGTTAGAAATCGTATTCTGGTAAATCTTTAGGATCAATAATTTCTATTGTTTCCTTTTTTGGTTTGGGTGCTTTCACCCTAGCAAGGTTTTGATATTCGACACCTTGATAACCTTGCGGAAATGCTTTGTTACCTTTGGTGTTGTTAACACATTCTGTCCATCCTGGGGGTGGCTTGTCTAAATCTTCTAAAGTCCACATCATACGATCAGGATTTTTAGGATTAGGTTTTTTCAAACCATCTTTAAGAAGTTTGATTAGAGATGTCTGATTAAATAATCTTTCCATTATTTCTGCACCATTTTGAAATGTTCTTGAATATAGTTGTAATATTCTTTTCTTGCTTGATTAGTGCTTTCATATATTTGATACATATTTTTAATGATTCCAGGGCCACCACTCTTTTGTTGAATGTCTCTAACTGTAGGAAAAATTAAAGGGCTTAAATCTTCATGTGATGATAGAAACTGATACATTTTCATTGGAAATTGCTTATCGGATTCCAAACTTTCAACTACACAACAAAAAGTATTTACTGTTTCATTTTCTCTGTAGTGTTTTAAGTGATCAAATAATATCTGCCATTTATACTTTGGCAAATCTAAATTTAATTTCATTATTCAAAACCTCTTTCTGCTGTAAATACTCTTGATGCTGGATGATTATTTTTTGGCTCTTCTGGTTTGTATCCCTTCTTAACTGGATATATATCCTTCCAGCCATTACTGATTGCCTTCTCAAGAGCTTCTTTTCTATCTTGTGATGGAAATGACCTGAGAGTTTGAAAGATACGTCTAGCGACCCTTGTAGAGTTGACTGCACCTTTTTTCTTTCTTATAGGCCACCATTCTTCAATTAATTCAGCACAATCTTTTAAATCATCAGGTACTAAATTTGTTGTGATTGTACTAAATCCATAAAGATCCATAGGTATGGCTTCTCTTGGTTTTCTTTTCGTAGCAGATTTCATTTTCTGTTTGAGAATTAAACGAATATACTGTGGAATTGTTAGTTCTTCTCCTCTAGCTCCATTCAGATAAGCATGAAGATCAGAATCTAACCAAACACAAACTTTAGTTTTTTCCATTCATAATAAACTGTTCATTACTGACAGTAGGTGATATTTATTTAGATGTCAAGTAGATATCCGAAAAATTCTTTTCCTTATTCTTATATGTATATATATATTTATAATATATATATATTTATATATATAATATTTATTTATTTATATTATATTTCTTTTTCTTTTGGTTCTTTTCTTTTTCTTTTTTGCAGTTATTTATCGTAATTTTTCCATTCATAGTTGATTTAATACCATAGTGATAGTATATTAATATATATTTGCCATTCATTATGACTGAAAACGCTACTGAAGATAAAAGAGAAACTCTAAAAAGGATTAGTGTATCTGTAAATCCTGATGATTATCAGCATTTAAAAGACCTATCAAGAGCAGGACTCTCAATAGGTTTTTTAATTCGTGAAGCTATACACGATTTTGTTATAAAAACTAAGAAATAAATGGTGTTTTAGTTTCATATAAATCTTTATTATGATCCCACCAAAGATCGATTATATATTTTTGACTACCGAAAAAATATCCTCTATCTGATTCTCTACATTCTTCGATATAAAACTCTATAAAAGGTTTATAATAATCTGGATTAAGATTATTATCTTTAGCTATTTCTTTAGCAGCATCAGCACAATGCTCTTCAAATTGTTCATTAACATAAAGAGCTTCTTTTTCTTGCATAACTTGATTTTCTAATGGGTTATCAATCATTTTTAAAATCCTCCTCTTCCCACTCATCAAAACCATTTTCTTTAGCTTCATCTTCATCTACCTCTAAACATTCGTCATACTCCCAATCTCCATATCCACCCCACCCATTATCCATAGCTTCAAAATTAGCTCCATCTAATACAAGTCCTCCACGTTGTTGCCATATATCATCAGGTGTAATTGATTCAGGTACTTTGATGTAATACTCATAACTAGTCATTGAGTTAGCAGTAACTCGATAGTATTTGTGTTTTGTTTTTTTCATTTTCGTTACCGAATTTTCGTGTTTGGAAAGTACTGGACTTACATAAATCTGGTGGAGCTACTGTCAATATTTCCATTATTCAGATTTAATGCCAGTAAATTATTCCACCCTTTTTAAATATAAATTTAATCTATCTTGTAACTTATATATCTCATCTAATAAATCTGGATTTTCATTTTCATTATTTTCAAAATCGGTTAATAATTTCATATATCGGTTATAAGTCCAATAGTATAAATCTTTTTTTGCTTTTCTTTTATGGTCATAAAGACTAATTACTTCTCTTTTATTTTCTTTTTCCCATTCTTTTATATCTTCCTCTTGAACTATATCCTTCCACCATTCGTATGGTGTATTTTTATGAACTAATCCTTTAAATTCATCTTTAATAGTATCAATTACATAATCTCTAGATTTACCTTCTCTTATCAATTCTTTCATTCTTTCTTTAATTTCTAATTTATGAGGATTTTCTCTAACCATTAATCCAACTCCACATTTTCAGAAAATCTTGCACCAATTAATTCAAATTTTTTCATAATTTCATCAAATTTTTCTGAATTATCTAAACATTTTTCCGCATCACAAATACATTCTAATAAAAATTTATTTCCTAAAAATTTACCGACTATTTCACATTGTCTTTCAATATCCTTTGAAATATTTATTTTACCTTTTTGTGTTTTTGTTTTTTTTACTGACGCTTGCATTAATGCAACTGTAGTAGTAATTCTAATTTCTGATAATTTCATAATTAATTAAAATTTAGTTTTAGTTGTTGTTTATCCATTAATTCTTTTTTATCTTTCTCTTTTTGTTTCTTATCTAATAAATCAATACCATCTTTACCTAATGTATTTCCTAAGTTAGTCATTATTGATTCACTCAAATAATCTCTAAGTGAATAATTTATGTCTTCTTCTTCTAAATTAAATAATTCAAAACAAGTTCCAATTTGATTATGATCCCATTCTGAATAATCTTTAGTCCATAAATCTATACTGTTTTTATAAAAAGAATTAAATCCCGATCTACTTGTAAATCTTTCTTTTATCTTATTTTCTAATTCTTTTTTATAGTTTTTAATTATATATTTAATAAAATCAATAGCATGATTTTCCTCTATTTCTATAAAAATTCTATCTGTTTCAAAGTTATATTCTCTAGGACTTGTTAAAAGATTAAATTTAGCTTTTAGTTTAAATCCTTCTAATTTTTCATTAAGTGCATCAATATAAAAATTTGTATAATCTTCAGCTATTTGATTATAAAAAGATGATCTATTAACACTAAAATAACTATCTTCTAATACTTGTTGCTCATCTTCATTTAAATCATATATATCACTATCCCATTCTATTTGTTGCCTTATTTGATGATCTATATCATCATCAATAAATGAGCAATAAAAACCATCAAAAGGTATTGTTGATTCTAATTTATTCATAATTTATCTCCATTTAATTTGACTTGATTATCTAAATAATCACTTAACTCTTTTCCCTTTAATGGGTTCCAATAAAGGTTAAATTGCCAACTTTTATAATTAGGTAAATTCCTTATAGGGTGAATTTCATAATTATCTTCAGTACAATAGACTATCCCTTTTTTATACTTGTTTTTATATGCCTTCATAAATAAAGTCATGTCACAATCTTCTTCTAAAAAAACTGATTCAATAGTTTTATTTATATAAGAAAATTCAGAAATTTCATTCTGAATATTCAAGTCAGTTATATCTTTATAACTAACCTCTAACCACCCATGAGCAGCATCATTATGCTTTATAAATACTTTATCCATAATTAATACTCACATTCAAGAATTTTTCTTAGCATGACTTCATCATTCATGGCATATGCTCTACGAATACTTTGATTTTCATAGTATTCATTAGGATCGATTAAATATTCACCCATAATTGATTGAAAAATTGATTCATTCATGGGTTCATTCAGTTTTGGCATTTTTGATATTGTATAAACTAATAAAATGATATCACAATAATAGTATATATACAATATATATAAAAAAAAAGAGAGTTTTTTAAGACTCTCTAAAACTTGGTGCAATTATTCCATAATTTCCCCAATCACTATAAAAAGGATAAATTTTATTTTCTCTCATATAGTCAGAATCTATTTTTAATGTATATCCTCTTGCATCACCATTGAAAAAAACTGGTATATTTTGACTTTTAAAATTTAAAAGTTTATCAACTTTATTTAAAATATTATCAATAATTTTTTCTGTTTCTTCTTCTGACTCATAACCATAGTTACAAAAATGTGTTGCTAATTGATGAGCTTTATTTTCTATTCTAAATAATGCCTTACAAAGTTTTACTTCATCAATAGATGAATCTAAGTTAAAAACTCTTTTTAAGTCTTTACCATGTTCAATAATATTTTTGTACATGGTTTCTCTTTTGGTTAAAGTAGTCATAATTTTTTTGAGACTTCATTTAAATTATATCATAGTGATATAAAAAAACATTTAGTTTAAAAAAATTCATTCAGTTTTTTTCATTCAGTTTTTACATTCAGAATATAATTTTTTTTAAATTTTTTTTTTTTTTTTTTTTGAAAAAATTTTTTTTGAAAAAAAATATTTCCCAAATTTTGAAAATCTGGGAAATTTGTTTTTATCCTGGAATTTTATTTTGTATAGTATTCTGACTCATATAATGGCCTTAAACTTTCCCGCCAAAACTTATAGTTATGTTTTGTCTTAAAATATTTGTTTAAGGCTTTTACTGCTCCTGATCTCATAAAACTAGAATCTTTCCCAGTTCTTTCTCCTACATATAGCATTGAAAAAATTTGTATTAAACAATAAACGGGAATATGAACTTTCCCGTCTTCAGTGTTAAATGTTTGGACTGTAGCATATGGGTTTTTTATTACATACCCATTGTCTGTATTTTTTCCGTTATTAAAAATAACTTCTGTTTTTGTTTGACTCATTTTTTAAGTTCCTTTTGTTGTAGTTTTTTTTGTAGTTTTTGATTTAGATAATTAGCATCGGCTAACTCATCATTTAAACGAATTACTTTTTTTTGTAATTCTTTTATTTTTTCGTATAAATAAAAGTCAGGATTGTAATAAGCCATATTAAAGAGAATTAATAATTTTTTCTAGTTGGTCGGTTCTATCTTGTAACCGTGTTTGAAGTGTTCTTGTTATAACTAATCCTTGCCAAAGCAAGATTAAAAAACAAGTTGCAATAATTGAAGTTCTCATAGTTTTTAGGAAGGTAAAAAGGAAGGAAAGAAAAGGAGTAATAAAATTACTCCTGATCTAATTTAATCATGCAATACCAACTTAACGTAAGTTGGAATTGATTTAAAAAATTGATAATGATCATGCTCATCAAAAGGGTTAATTTTTAACCAGAGCTTGCCAGATTTAGAAAAGCATTTTTCATATCTAATTTTTTTAGATATCAAAATTTTTTCATAGTCTGGACTTATGCAAGTGTTACCGATCATGGTTAATACTTGATTTTTGTATATTCCTTAGTAACTCTATCCTTAAAGAATAAAGTATTAGGATTTTCTAAATCTTTCGAGTTAGTAGCATACATAAACATTAGAAACCTAATGTCTACAGGATTTTTTTCTGTAGCTCCTAGCTTATTTAAAGCTAGTTCAAAAGCTAACTTAGGGTTATTAGATAACTCCAAGTTGATAGTCTTCTGGAAGTCCATAGGAAGGGAAAGTAATTAAGTTTTCTAGATTCTTTTTTGATTCTTTCCTTTTGTATTCTCTAAGTGATTGTAGCTATCGAAATAGAACTAAATACAGTTAGAGAGAAAAGAGCCAACAGATAAAAATCATATTTTGTACATAGGGAAAAAATTTTTCACACCATGTACCAATTATGATAATTTACCATGATCTTAATATAACATTTAAGTGATATTACTTCTGTATCAGTTGATACCAAAGTGATATTAGATGGGGGTACTGTTACAAAAATTTACAAAATATATCGATTGCCGAGGAACTTAAATATATTCTCAAAATCTTCGTTACTTCGATTCTACTTTTATTGAAAGTTCTGGAGCTTGTATGTTTACTGTTTCTACGGATTCACCTATTACTTTGCCTAGAGAGTCTAGAATCTGTGCTGCTGTTTGTAATTGACCTTTTTTAACTGCTTTGTGAAATAGACGTACTCTCATTGCTTGTAAGCGAGGAAGCATATTTTCTCTATCTTTATCCCAATCTTCAGTATTCCAGTGTTTTACTTTATCCCAATCCTGCCAAGCTGTAGTTTCTGATATGCCTTCAATTTTTGAGTGTTCTATTACTAATTGACGAGTAGTTTGACCGTCTAATTGACGAGAGTAAAGTCTTTGAGCACGCTCTTGAACCTTTTCTGCTGTAGAGCGAGCAACAAATCTAGGTCTACCACGTTTTTTAGATTGAGCTATTGGAGGTGTAATATCGTTGGGAAAGGTAGAAGAAGCCACGGACTTAATCTGAGAGGGGGTTAATAATCGAATAATAACCTAAAAAAGCGGAATTAGGCTATAAATAGGGGGTATAAGTAGAAAATTATGTTATTTTTTGGTGTATGGCGGTAAAAAACAAACCAGAAATCAGTTTAAGGTATGCACAGGGAGAGGTATTTAATTGTGATAAAAGATTTCGGGTGTTGGTTGCAGGAAGAAGGTTTGGTAAATCATATTTATCCTGTATTGAACTGCTCAGAGGAGCTATCAATCGACCTGGGGAGGTGTATTTCTATTGTGCTCCTACTTATCGGATGGCAAAGGATATTGCGTGGAAAGAATTGAAGAAGTTAGTGCCTAAAGTTTGGGTTCAGAGTAAGAATGAGACAGATTTAAGGTTGGAATTGATAAATGGTTCAACTATTGAATTAAAGGGAACTGAAAATGCTATGGCATTGAGAGGTAGAAGCCTAGCAGGGGTTGTATTGGATGAAGCAGCGTTTATGGATCGAGATGTATGGGCTGAAGTTATTAGACCTGCATTGGCTGATAAACAGGGTTGGGCTTTGTTTATCAGTACTCCTGATGGTACTGCCAGTTGGTTTTATGATATGTGGTGCTTTTGTGGTGAACAGGAATGGGATGATTGGAAAAGATGGAGCTTTACAACTATTGAAGGGGGTAATGTTGCACCAGAAGAAGTTGAAGCAGCTAAGTCACAACTGGATGCGAGAACATTTAGACAGGAGTTTGAGGCTAGTTTTGAAAATTTAACTGGTTTAGTCGCTGTTAGCTTCAGTGATGACAATATTGATAAAGAAGTGGAAGACTTACATATGCTTCCTTTGTTGTTGGGCTTGGATTTCAACGTTGATCCTATGGCAGGGATTTGTGCATACAAGCATGGCAACAATTTGTATGTTTTTGATGAGATCATGCTGACAGGAGGTGCTACTACATGGGACTTTGCTGAAGAAGTAACAAGAAGATACGGGGTTGATAGAAGAATTATTGCTTGTCCTGACCCAACGGGTAGTGCAAGAAAAACAAGTGGAGTTGGAGTTACAGATCATAATATTCTTAGACGTAGTGGTTTTACTGTTATGAGTCCTAAATCTCCATGGAAAATTAGAGATAAGATAACTGCTGTTAATACTGCTTTACTTGATGCAAATGGAGATCAAAGAACTTTTATACATCCAAGATGTAAAGAATTGATAAAAGCACTGAGAACTCTCACATATGCACCAAATACTGGTTTACCTAATAAAAATCTAGGAGTTGACCATGCTTTTGATGCTTTTGGTTATCTTTGTCTACAGCAGTTTAATTTGGCAAAACCAGAGACATTAGGTCAAACTGCGTTTAGAATATACTAAGAACTACCTAATTCTTAC